TTCAGATGATGAATATCTGTCATGGTATAGCAATTTAGATGATAAGACATATGACAGATGGGAGAAGATGGTAAAGGCTGATCCCCAATATAAGAAAGCATACACACTCGGAACACAAGGTGGTTCTGATAAACCTCCATTTCCAAAAGGAACATTCGCAGCGGCTATTTGGTCAAATGAATATGCAGCTGGTGCAATGGACTCATAATTAAAAATGAAATTAATCACAGAACATTTAGAATCGGTAGAATATATTACCGAAGCAAAAGATAACGGCGAAAAAAACGTTTTCATCGAAGGCGTTTTTATGCAGGCGGAAAAACAAAACCGCAATAATAGAATTTATCCAAAGACTGTCCTTGAGGCAGCATGTAGCAAATACATTAAGGAGCAGGTTAAAACTGGACGAGCCGTTGGTGAATTAAATCACCCTGAAGGGCCACAGATTAACCTTGATAAAGTTTCACACAGAATCACCGAACTTAAATGGAATGGTGATGATGTTGTTGGAAGAGCGCTGATACTAGATACACCTATGGGTAAAATAGTGAAAGGACTCGTCGAAGGCGGGTGCAAGTTAGGCGTTTCAAGTCGTGGTATGGGTACTGTTGAGCAAAAGGAAGGTAAAACATATGTTAAGGACGATTTCGTTCTTGCTACCGTTGATATTGTTCAAGATCCAAGCGCACCATCCGCTTTCGTAGAAGGCATTATGGAAGGTGTTGAATGGATTTGGGAGAATGGAATTCTTAAGCCTCAACAAATTGAAGAATATGAGACTGAAATTAAAAAGGTTCCAATGGGTCGCATTAGCGAAGCACAGGAAAGAATCTTTAGCGATTTCCTCTCCAAACTCTAATTCAAAATAAGGAGATTAAAAATATGTCACAAGAAAACGATCAAATCATCGAAGACGTAGAAGAAAAGAATCTTGTTGAATCAGAGGTTGAAGTTTCTGAGGAGACTGAAGTCGCTGAACAACAACGCCTTTCTAATACAGTTTTGGATGTACTTCTTGGCGAAGCTAAGAAGAAAAATGAAGAAGAAGACGAAGAAATGGATGATTCCGAAGAGGAAGAAGAAATGGAAGAGTCTGCTGATGAAGATGAAGATGATTCTGAAGAAATGGAAGAGTCTGCTGATGAAGATGAAGATGATTCTGAAGAAATGGAAGAGTCTGCTGATGAAGAAGATGAAGATGATTCTGAAGAAATGGAATTACCTGAAGTAAAAACTAAAGCTGGTATTCTTGCTGCTTCCTTTGATGCTTTAAAGGGTATGAAGAAGTCAAGCTTGGTTTCTGCTTATGAAGCAATTAACATGAGTGAAGAAGAAGGTGAAGTAGAAGTTCCTAATACTAAAGCTGATATCATTAATGCAATGTATGGTCAACTTAAGTCAATGAAAAAGGATGATCTACAAGCATCTTACAAAGCAATCATGGCTTCTTGCGGAGGTATGCACGAAGAAACAGAAACTGATTCATTCGCTGATGACCTTAAAGTTCTTGCTGATGCAGAACAAGGTTTAACTGAAGACTTCAAGGGTAAGGCATCTGTCTTATTCGAAGCTGCAGTTGCTAATAAGGTTAACGAAATTCAAGAATCATTGGAAGAACAATACGCCGAAGATCTTACTGAAGAAGTTACTTACATTCGTGAGTCTCTTATTGAGAAGATTGACGACTATCTTTCATATGTAGTTGAATCATTCATCGAAGATAATCAAGAGTTTGTTGATAACAAGCTTCGTACTGAGATTACTGAAAACTTCATGTCTGCACTTCAGGGTGTATTCACTGAACACTATATTGAAGTTCCTGAATCAAAGATTGATCTTGTCGATCAACTCTCTGATGAAGTTACTGAAATTAAAGAATCTCTTGCTGAAGTCGAATCACAAAGAAATGAACTTGCTCAACAAGTTGAAACACTTCAACGTGAAAAGATTATCGCTGAAGCATCTTCTGATTTGGCATCAACACAAGCTAGCAAGCTTGCTTCACTTGTCGAATCAACAGCGTTTGTCGATGCAGAGACATTTGCTGAAAAGGTTAATACAATCAAAGAAGGCTTCTTCAAAGAGTCTGCAAGCAAACTTATTTCTGAAGACGTTGACGGTTCAACATCAGGAATTAAAACTATCGTAGAAGGTGCAGCACAACCTAACGCTAATCTCTCTAAAGACATGGCAAGGTATGTACAACATCTTTCACGTTTTAAATAAACCCAATAACTAAAACTAAATTCTAACAACTAAACAAAGAAAAAAATTATGTTTAACGCAGAAAAAGAAATCACAAAATGGGCTCCAGTGCTTGACCACGCTGATGAAGCTCCTATCACAGATAGCTACAAGAAAGCTGTAACTGCTAAGCTCCTCGAGAACACACAAACTGCTCTCCGTGACCAAGCTGTTGCATCTAGCTTTGGCTCTCTTCGCGAAGACGCTCAAGTTAATACTGGTTCGATCGACACTTTCGATCCTGTTCTTATTTCACTTGTTCGTCGTGCAATGCCAAACCTTATTGCTTATGACGTAGCAGGTGTCCAGCCAATGTCTGGTCCTACTGGTCTTGCTTTCGCAATGAAGGCTCGTTATGGAGATGGTACAGATGTTGTTGCAGGTGATGTTGAAGCTCTCTTCAACGAAGCTGATACAGACTTCTCTGGTACAGGTACACACGCTGGTGAATTGTTTGACTCTCCTGAGTCTGGCATCACTACTGGTACAGGTATCGATACTACTGTTGCTGAAAAGTCCTCTGCTCTTCCAGAAATGGGATTCACAATTGAAAAGTCTATCGTTACTGCTAAGACTCGTCAATTGAAGGCAGAATACTCCATGGAGCTTGCACAAGATCTTAAAGCAGTTCATGGCCTTGACGCTGAATCAGAACTTGCTAACATCCTTAGCGGTGAGATCCTTGCTGAAATCAACCGTGAAATTATCCGTTCAATCGTTGTTACTGGTAAACTTGGTGGTATCGGTTCTACTGAAGCATTCGACCTTGTAGCTGATGCTGATGGCCGTTGGGCAGTTGAAAAGTTCCAGTCCTTGATCTTCCAGATCGAAGCTGAAGCTAATAAGATTGCTATTGATACTCGTCGTGGTAAAGGTAACTTCGTTATCTGCTCCAGCAACGTAGCTTCTGCTTTGGCAGCCGCTGGTAAACTTGTTTTCGGTGGTGAAAATCTTAACGTTGATAACGCTGGTAATACATTTGCCGGTCTTCTTAACGGTAAGCTTAAGGTCTATGTAGATCCTTATGCTAATACAGATTATGCAACAGTTGGTTATAAGGGCGCAAGCGCTTATGATGCTGGTCTCTTCTACTGCCCATACGTACCACTCACTATGGTCCGTGCAGTTGGTGAAAACAGCTTCCAGCCGAAGATTGCCTTCAAGACACGTTATGGTCTTGTTGCTAATCCTATCACTGGTGTAGTTGATGGTATCGGTGGTGCTAATACAAACCCTTACTACCGTACATTCCGCGTTAAGAACATTAACGTTGGTGGACAATCGTAAGGAATAGCTGATACTATTCAATAATCAAGAGGAGTTCTTCGGAACTCCTCTTTTTTGCGTTATAAATAGATATATGAGTGGATCAAATCTAACAAGTAATATTAATATGCTTTCACCTACAGGGTTTAAGCTTACAATCAATCGTGAAAAGTTTGCGAATACCGAGTTCTTTATTACATCATTTGGAATTCCATCAATAACGATTAGTGAGGTTCAAAGTGGTTTTCGTGGAAGTATTGCCTTTACACCTGGAGAAGTTATTACATTCGATTCCCTTACTTTACGGTTTGCGATTGATGAAGATATGTATAATTATACTGAAATCTTTAATTGGATACAAGCAAATACTCAAGGGTTAGAAAGACACGATATGATTTTATCAGTAATGTCAAGTCATAATAACGTAAATAAACAATTTCAATTTAAAGAAGCTTTTCCGACATCATTAAGTGGTGTTGAATTTAATGCCCAATCTACTGATGTTACATATCTTCAGGCGGATGTAACGTTTAGGTATAACGAATTTGCTATAATAAAATAAGAATAAATAAATT